ATGATTATCTGGAAGGATTATTGGCAGCTGCTGATAATGCAGCAAATGATACAAAGAAGATCGAGATCATTCGTAACGAACGGAAGTATTTCTCCTTCAGCATTCATTCGCTGACTGATGAAATGTTAAAAGATATTCGAAAAAAATACACAAAATATACAAAGAATCGCCGCCAGGGCATCCGGGTTGCGGACGAACTGGATATGCCAAAGTACAGGGCTTCCGTGATCTACAACTCTACTACGGAAGAAGACAAGGCCAAACTGTGGGATAATCCTGATGTCAAAAAGGGACTGGAAGCAAAAGGCATCTGTATTATCAATGCTCTCGATGTAATTGACGCTGTTCTCCTTCCGGGAGAAAAAGACCGCATTATGGAGATTATTGATGATGTTAATGGTTTCAATAATGAAGAAGTGAAGGCTGAAACTGCAAAAAACTGATTATGGCCGGTGGAAAGTCAACATTGCTCCACCACATATTTCAACGCCAAGGTTTATTGCCGAGTGAAGTAATGAGTTTGCCCTCTGGAGAGAGGGCTTTTCTTTTTGCTTCAACCAGGCTATGGATCGAGGCGAATACGAAAAAGGGGTGACATGGTAAATGGGAGAAACAATTAGAATTGAAATTCCTGTATCTGTGAATGATAATACAGACCCTGGCCTATCAAATATCACGAATAAGATGAACACCCTGGCCACTGCCGCCCAGAAGGTAAATCGGATCCTCTCATCTGGATTCAAAACCAGAGGGATTGAACAAACAGCAGAGAGAGTGGAACGAACGCTTGGACGTGAGCACTCTATTGAAGTTTCAGCAGATGACAATGCCACTCCGGTTCTTTCAAGAGTCGAAGATGCAGCTGAAAGAGTAGGAGGAATTTCAGCAGATATTGAGATAGGAGCAAACGACAATGCTACTGCCGAAATATCTGGTGCCGAGGATGCAGCAGTAACCCTTGACGGAGCAAGTGCTGACGTAGAACTGGGGGCGGATGATAATGCCACCGGGGTGGTAAATAGTGTTGGAGATTCACTGTCTGTTCTAAACGGAAATGAAGCGGTAGTAGAGCTTACTGCGGACGACAATGCTACGATGCAAATTATGGATGTGGAGGATGCTTTAGCCGCCTTGAATGGTGAAGTGGCTGTGGCCTCAGTGGAAGCTGACGATACAGCCACGCAGATAATCCGAAGCGCTGAAGATGCAGTGGCCACATTCGATGGAACTTCCGGGACAGCGGAACTGGGTGCAGATGATAATGCAAGTCCGATCATCGATGATGTGATGGATAAAGCATCAGCCTGGGACGGAAGCGTATTTACGGCAACTATGAGTATAGTAGATGCCGCTACTGCCCCAATGGGAACGGTTTTAAATGCTGCAAAGAATCCAATAGCACAGGGCGCAACGTTCCTTGGAGTGAGCGCAGGACTGGCTGATACTGTGAATACATACAAAGGGTTTGAGAGTATGATGTCACAGGTTCAGGCTATATCTGGTGCTACAGGAAAAGAATTTGATGATCTGACCGCAAAAGCACAGGAAATGGGTGCAACTACGAAGTTTACCGCTACTGAAGCAGCTCAGGCATTTAATTACATGGCTATGGCAGGCTGGAAACCAGAGCAAATGACTGCTGGTATATCCGGTATTATGAGTCTGGCAGCAGCTTCCGGCGAAGATCTGGCAAGCACCTCGGATATTGTTACGGATGCTTTGACAGCTTTTGGACTGAAAGCAAGAGATGCCGGGCATTTCTCGGATGTCCTTGCAAAGGCGTCCGCTAGTTCGAATACAAACGTAGGCATGCTGGGTGAATCATTCAAATATGTTGCTCCGGTAGCAGGAGCCATGAAATATAGCGTCGAAGATACTTCTTTGGCATTAGGACTTATGGCTAACAGTTCAATTAAAGGAAGCATGGCCGGTACAGCCTTAAAGACGTCCCTGGCTAACATGGCAGCACCAACTAACAGCATGGCAGAGGCTATGGACAAATATGGTATTAGCCTGACCGACGGCTCAGGAAACATGAAAACACTGAAAGGTGTCATGGATAATTTGCGAAGCAGTTTAGGAGGTCTTTCTGAAACTGAACAGACAGCGGCGGCATCCACCATTTTCGGAAAAGAAGCTATGAGCGGTATGCTTGCTATCATCAATGCTTCAGAACAGGATTATAACGATCTTTCCAACGCTATCGGAAATTCAAAAGATGCAGCGCAGGATATGGCTGACACCATGTTGGACAACCTGGCAGGCTCTATGACTCTTATGCAGTCGGCTGTAGAGGGCGTTCAGAACAGTTTTGGACAGAGACTTACTCCTTATGTCAGAGGATTCGTTGATTCCATTACGGACGCAATGCCGGCTGTGACTGTTGCTCTGAATGATTTTATGGACACTGTGGACAAAAAAGCAGCACACATGAAGACAGTTATCGGGACCATGACGGCATCTGATGAGTGGCAGAATGCGGATATGTTCGGAAAGATGGATATTGCATGGGATACTCTTATCGGTCAGCCTTTTGCCGACTGGATTAGCGGAGATGGGAAACATCTGATTTCTTCCGGCCTCGGAACATTATTCTCTAGCGCGTCCGCTATTCTTCCAGGAGGAAAGAAAGCAGGCCTTTCTTCTGTGCTCAGCTCTATGCTGATCGCTAAAGGAGCAACTGGGATTTTTGGAAATGCAAAGAATATTGCGACCACCTTACAGCCTATCGGAAATGCTATTAAAAGCATTGGACTTGCAGCACAGACAGCGCCAAGTGTTGGAGCGTTCATAAGTGATCTGGGAGCAATGGTTCCGACAGCGGCGAAATTCGGACTTGCGGCAGCGGCAGTAACAGCGGCAGTAGTTGGAATTGGTGTTGCAGTAGACAACTATAACCAGAAAGCTTTGAGCAGTAATCTGGAAGAACATTTTGGAAACATCAAACTATCAGCTCAGGAAGTGCAGGACATTGCTTCTGGAATTCTTGATCAGAAGTACCTGGCCAATGTGGAAGTTGCCTTAAATGAGGTAAAGAACGCTGATAAGCTTCGAGAAGATGCCCAGAAGGCGCTGGAATCGAACGATGTCCTTGAATTCAAGAGCAGAGTTGGAATCACTTTGACAGCTGATGAACAACAGGAATATACGGATAATATTAATACTTTTGTTGAAAGCAAGATATCTGAACTGGAGAGTCGTACATTTGCGGCTCATATTCACGTTCAAACATACCTCGCAGGTACAGAAGACGGTCAGACATTAGCCCAGAACATCGAGAAATGGGCTACAGCGGATTATGTTGAATTGGATGGATTATCTAGCCAGTTATCACAAAAGGTCTCTGAGGCACTGAAAGATGGAATCATAGATGCAGATGAAGAAGGCGCCATCAGTGCTTTGCAGGAAAAAATGAACAGCATAACTGCCCGGTGGAAGGAATCGGAAGCACAGGCAAAATGGGACTGGATAAATCAGGAATACGGGAGCTTGAATGCAGCTGATCTGGAAAGTGGCTCATTCACTGACTTACTGGGAGCAATGAGAGATCAGAGGCAATCGGCAAAGGAAAGCGTACAGGCAGATGTTGAGCAGTGGTATTCAGAGCTTAACTCGATGGAATCAGCCGGAAGAATCACATCTGCTCAGAATAAGCAGTATCACGAAATGACTGGTTGGTATGTAAAAGGACAGGAAGGAAACGAACTGTCTAAGAGCTTACAGCTTGGCTCAAACACTTTGAATTCTTCATATGCAGAGAAAATTCAGAGCAACAGGCAGAGTCTTGCGGAAAATACGCAGTTTTCTATTGATTCAGCACAGAAACAATTAGAGAGCGGAGACACATCCGCTATGACCAGCGCATTGATGTATGGTTTCAACGAACTTGGTAATGGAAAAACATTAGGAGTTACAACTGACGCTACACAGAATGCTTTGAGTACCATGTATGAGAGCATGAAACCTGATGTAACACAGATGCAGAGCCTAATTGACGATTACCGGGAAGCGGGGAAAGCAGTTCCGCAAAGCCTTATGGATTCATTTAATGATGCTATTGAGGTTGGAGCAGCTGCTGGCGATACGTCTGCAACATGGCAGAACTATGCTAATCAGATCTGGAAAAATGGCAGTGATGAATTAAAAGCATCACTTACGGATCCGAGCAATCCAATGTATGAAACGGTCCGCAGTCAGTTGCCTCCTGAACTTGCAGAAGCGATTGACAGGGCGGCGGCAGAGACTACAACTGATGATGTGACACTTGAAGGACTGAAAGCTTCTGTTGATGGAGACGTTGATATTGACAAAGATGCATGGACTTCAAAGCTGAATGAAGCTCTTGGTGACTTGGGCGAAACACAGGAGGTTACCGCTGATCATGTAAAGATTAAGGTTGATCAAGGCGATTGCCTGTGGGAAATTGGCAACGCTCTTGGAATTGACTGGCAGACCATTGCAGAACAGAACGGTATCGAAAGCCCGTATATTATTCATCCAGACCAGGAACTGACTATTTCCATGGATACGTTGACTGCAGAAGTTGACGGAGACAAGGCTCAGGCTGCTATCGAGCAGGCTATGTCGGCTCTGGATGCAGAAGGAGCAGAAATGTCTGTGACAGCAGAAGGAGTCAAAGTTGATCTGGCAGATGTAGAAGTGGATTCCGATACAGCGGCGGCTCAGATTGAGGCAGCTCTCGGCATGGAATCCGGGACACTTGCGGCAAATGGAATTGAAGTGCAGGCAGGCGCATCTGTTACTATCCCATCAGAACTGGTAACGGTGGATACATCTGGCATGCAGTCCGCAACCGAACAGGCAGCAGATGAAACGGAAACAGAGCCTATTGAGCAGGAAGCATCTGCAAATGTAAATGTCACAAATACAACGACCGATACATCCGGAATGCAGGCGCAGGCGGAAGAAGATGCACAAGGTGCTGTAGGAGATGTACCAGTTGAAGGCAGTGCAAATGTTACCTTCTCAGGCACGACAACAGACACTTCTGGCGTTGCGGAGCAGGTAACAACGGATCTTGAAAGTGCATTAACCGATGTTCCGGCCAATGGTCATGCGAGCATCACGTTAGATCAGTCCAATAATGCGGCTGAGATTTATTCTCTCGCAACAGCTGATGTAGTATCTGCTTTCTCGGAGACAATTCCAGCAGACGGACATGTTGATGTCACACTTGACCAGACGAATAATGCGGCAGCTATTTACTCAGAATGTGCCGGACAGGTACAAAGCACATTCTCACAGGGCTTCACTGCATCTGCAGATGTTGCGGTTACATTGAACTGGCATATTACGAATCCATCAGCTAGCATTTCCACATCAAGTAGAGGATCATCTGTATCAGCCACTATAGCCGGGCACGCTTCAGGCGGTGAAGTCGGATTGAATGGAGCTGAGCTGTCGTGGGTAGGTGAGGAAGGATTGGAATATATCATTCCTACAGTGCCGGCCAGACGGCAGAGAGGTATTGAATTGTGGAAATCCGCAGGACGGACACTGGGAGTTCTTGGTCCTGATGATGAGATATCAGCACATGCGAGCGGAGGAATCGTTGGCAAAGAAGTATCAAACACGATACCTTATTTCGACACAGATTCCAGTTCACAAGATTCTGAAAAAACAGAGAAAGAAACTGTGCCAACGAATGTAGTGTCAGACAAATCTGGCGTTGTGGTACAGGTTAACCTCTCCCCGCAGTTCAATATATCAGATACAAATGACAGTGATGTTATTCGGCTCATCAAAGCGCATATCAAGGAGCTGGTTGACGATCTTGGAAGCGAAATTGCAACAATGCTCAGCGAAGCTTATGAGAATACGCCTGTTACAACATAAGGAGGGAACATGGGAGCGATATTAAAAGAATTGCATAATTCGGCATCGAAGTTCCAGTTCCCTTCGATGCCAAAAGATGATGTTGATGTAAAAAGAGAAACAGCATATCAGGAATATAACATTCTTGGAAAAGGAAAAATGAGTTACCCATCTGGTATGGGTACTCAGATTATAAAATGGTCTGGATATTTCTGGGGGGCAGGCAGAAAAAAGCTTGCCTCCGTAAACCAGAAATGGATAGCGCCA